TGCAACATTTCCTGATAGATTAAACTTCTTATTTGAGCCACATAGATACAAAGTAGCTTATGGCGGTAGAGGTTCAGGGAAAAGCTGGTCTTTTGCTAGAGCATTGCTTATAAAAGCAGCTAATGAGCCAACACGTGTTTTATGTGCTAGAGAAATACAACGTAGTATTCGTCAGTCTGTGCATCAATTATTAACAGACCAAATACAAGCATTAGGTCTAGGAGCTTTCTATGAAGTTCTAGAAGCAGAGATACGTGGTCTTAACGGTAGTTTATTTGTATTTACAGGTTTAGCAAACAATACGGTTGAGTCAATAAAATCATACGAAGGTGTGGATTGCGTATGGATAGAGGAAGCCCAGACTGTTAGTAAGAAGTCATGGGATATATTGATTCCTACAATACGTAAACCTAATTCAGAGATATGGGTATCATTCAACCCTAATATAGATACAGACGATACATATATAAGATTCGTGGTAGAACCACCAGAGAACGCTAAGGTTGTTAAAGTAAACTATACTGACAATCCTTGGTTCCCTGAAGTCCTAGAGATAGAACGTCTACATAGCGAGAAGACTAACCCTGACTATGCAAACATCTGGGAAGGTGATTGTAAAGCTGCTGTAGATGGTGCTATATACTCTAACGAGATACGTGAAGCACAAGAAGCTGGTCGTATCACAACTGTACCTTATGACCCTATGATGAAAGTTCATGTAGTAATGGACTTAGGTTGGAATGACAGCATGTCAGTTATCCTATGCCAAAAAGGTATATCAGATTTAAGAGTCATTGGTTACATAGAAGATGACCACAGAACATTAGATAGCTATTCTGCACAACTAAAGAACTTATCCTATAACTGGGGTACAATGTTCTTACCACATGACGGACAGTCTAAAGACTTTAAGCATGGTATATCAGCAGAAGAGATTATGAAGAAGTTAGGATGGGATATACGTATCGTGCCTAAAGCAGACATAGAGTCTGGTATTAAGTTAGCACGTATGAACTTCCACCGTATATACTTTGATAAGTCAGCACAAAGACTTGTTGAATGTTTAAAGAATTATCGCAGAAGTATAAACTCTGCAACCAACGAACCTGGTGCGCCATTGCATGATGAATACAGCCATGGAGCAGACGCATTCAGATACTTATGTACCTCTATAGAAGCTATGAAGAACGAATCATGGTCTAAAGAGAAGATACAATATAATACTAGAGGGATTGTTTAATGAAGTTACAAGACATGGAAATCATAGCTCAGGTAGAACTTGAAGAGAGTATGGCTTATGGTGTCAATGACTCTTCGCTATCTAATGATAGAGCAGATGCAATTGACTATTACCTAGGTCAACCTTTTGGTAACGAAGAGGAAGGTCGTTCACAAGTAATTAGCTATGACGTACAAGATACGATTGAAGCTGCATTACCACAACTCTTAAAAGTCTTTGTAGCTGGTGATAAGGTTGTTCAGTTTGACCCTAAAGGTCCTGAAGACCAAGACGCAGCAGAGCAAGAAACAGATTACATTAACCATGTCGTTATGGAAAAGAACGAAGGGTTTAAGACATTCTATGTATGGTTTAAAGACGCACTACTCTCTAAGAATGGCTATGTAAAAGTTTATTCTGAAGATGAAGAAGAAGTAGAGGAATACGATTACAAAGGTTTAACTGACGCACAACTACAGATGTTGGCTTCAGATGAGAATACAGAAGTGTTAGAGCATACTGGCTATCCTGACCCAACTGTCAACATGGATGTTATTTATCAGCAAGCTATGATGAATGGTGTAGACCCTGCTACTATTATGCAACCTATGTTACATGATGTTAAGCTCAAGGTTACAGAAAAGAAGACAGAGATTAAGATTGAGAACGTAGCACCTGAAAGCATTATGGTGTCTGTAGAAGTTACTGGTCCTAATCTAAAAGATGCACGCTTTGTTCAACATAGAGAAGTGATGCAGTTAGCTGACATTGCAAAGGCATTTAATAAGCCACTAGAATACATCAAGTCTATTATGTCAGACCTTCGTGATACGTTTGAAGAAGAGTCTAATGCACGTGATATCTATGATGAAGAATACGATAGAGCTATTGAGTCAGGTGAAGCATTAGTTAAAGACACTTATATTAAAATAGATGGTGAACGTCATAGAGTAGTTATCTTAGGCAACACAGTTCTTTATAAAGAAAAGACTGAGGTTGTTCCTTTTGCATGTATCACTCCAATGATAATGCCACATAGACATATTGGTCGTTCTTATGCTGACTTGACTATGGACATTCAGTTAATTAAGTCTACCCTTATTCGTGGTCAGTTAGATAATATGTATCTAGCTAACAATGGTCGTTATGCTATCTCAGATAGAGTAAACCTAGACGATATGCTTACATCACGTCCAGGTGGTATTGTTCGTGTAGAAGGTGACCCAGGCTCAGGCATTATGCCTTTATCACATCCACCACTACCAGCATCATCATTCGGTATGGTTGAATACATGGACTCTATGAAAGAAAAGAGAACAGGTGTTACAGCTTACAATCAAGGCTTAGATGCTAACAGTCTAAACAAGACAGCTACCGGTGTAGCACAGATTATGAATGCGTCTCAACAACGTATTGAGTTAGTAGCTAGAACATTTGCAGAAACAGGTGTTAAAGAACTATTTAAACTTGTTCACAGACTTGTGAGAACTACGCTTACTAAACCTGACATTGTTCGTATGCGTAACAAGTGGGTAGAAGTAGACCCTAGAGAATGGGAAGACCGTAATGATTTATCTATCTCTGTAGGATTAGGTGCAGGTAATAAAGACCAACAGTTAGCACATCTCATGTCTATCTTGAATATGCAAAAAGAAGCTATCCAAATAGGTCTTACATCACCAGAAAAGATATACAACGCACTAGCTAAACTTACACAGAACGCAGGCTTTAAGAACCCTGAAGAGTTCTGGACTAACCCATCTACTACACCTGAACAAGAAGGTCAGCAAGACAAACCATCTGAAGCAGAGATTATGGTGCAAGGTCAGTTACAGATTGAGCGTGAGAAAGCACAAGCACAGTTACAACAAGAGCAAGTACGTTCACAGAATGATGTTATAATTGAACGTGAAAAGATAGCAGCACAAGCTGAGTTAGAAAGATTCAAGGCTCAACTTAAAGCAGAGACAGATTTAGCTATCGCACAAATCAAAGCTCAACAAGGAATGATATATGGCGGATAAGTCACTAGAAGAAGTTAAACGTGGTGAACAAGCAACACAGATATTAGATAACCCTCTATACAAAGAAGCTATGGATAAGGTACGTGAAAGTCTTATTTCTAGTATGGCTAACAGTCCACTAGGTGATGAGAAGACCCACAACAAATTAGTTATCGCACTACAATTACTAAACCAAATTAACAAGCAACTTACTGACGTGATGACCACAGGTAAGTTAGCAGCTATCCAAACGGATAAGCCAAGATTTAAAGTATTTGGGTAAGGACAAACCCACTTAAAGCCTATTTCGGTAGGCTTTTTTATTGTCTAATTTCAAGGAAACAAAACTATGAGTGACCAAGTCGCAGAACAGTCACCACAAAGCCGATTAGAGGCTATGCTAGGTGATAGTGTTGAGTCAGATGTTAAACCACCTGAACTTCAAGACGAAGAAGAACAAGCACCACTAGAAGCTGATGCTGAGGATACTGAAGAAGTAGAATCAGAAGAAGCAACAGAAGACCCAGATGACCAAGCTGAGGAAGAAGAACAGTCGGAAGATGAAGTTCCTGCTCTCCTTAAACTTAAAGTCAATGGTGAAGATGTTGAGAAGCCACTAGACGAAGTCGTAGCATTAGCACAACAAGGCTTAGACTACACGCAAAAGACACAACAAGTCGCAGAACAACGTAAAGAGCTAGAAGTATATGCTGAGAGTATAAAAGCTCAAGAGCAAGCCTTTCACGAACAGATGCAACTTAACAATGTGTTAATTGAAGAGGTAGCAAAAATCACATCATTAGACCAACAACTGAACCAATATGCTAACGTGAATTGGAATCAATTGTCTGATAATGACTTTGTGGAAGCGCAAAAACTTTTCTTTACATACAACCAACTACAGCAAGAACGTAGCCAACTCGTTTCACAGTTTGAAGCCAAAAAGCAACAAGTCGTTCAAAAGCAAACGCAATTGATGGCTGAGAAGATAGCAAAGGGAAAAGAAATCCTAGCAAAAGAGATACCAAATTGGAGTCCTGAGACTAACCAAGCATTGTTATCTACTGGCAAGGACTATGGATTTTCTGATGCCGAACTCAACTCAATTGTTGACCCTCGTCACGTAAAGGTTCTGCATGACGCTATGCAATGGCGCAAACTACAACAAAATTCAGTTGTGAAGAAAAAAGTATCAAACGCTAAGCCAGTAGTGAAACCTGGGTCTAAAGATACTAAAGCGGAAGCTAACTCTAACCACCGTCAATTACGTGAGCAATTACGTAAGACAGGTAAGTCAGACGCAGCTACAAAACTTATAGAAAATATGCTTTAATTTAAAAGGAAACCATAATCATGGCAGTATCAGCAACCAATAGTTATACCGGTAAAGGTATAGCAGAATCTTTTGAAGATGTGATTTTTGACATCTCACCAGAAGACACACCATTGTTATCAATGGCAAAGAGGTCTTCAGCAGGGCAAACTTTTCATCAATGGCAAACAGATGCTTTAGCAGCAGCAGCTACTAATGCACAAGTTGAAGGTGATGACGCTTCATACGCAACATTAGCAGCAACAACAGTATTAGGTAACTATACTCAAATCTCACGCAAAACAGTTCAAATTTCAAACACCTATGACGTAGTACGTAAGTATGGTCGTAAGTCTGAAGTTGCTTACCAACTTATGAAAGCCGGTAAGGAAATGAAGAGGGATATGGAGTTTGCTATCGTACGTAACCAGGCTTCTTCAGCAGGTGGCGCAGCAACAGCTCGTTCATCAGCAGGTATGGAATCTTGGATTACTAACCGAGTACTAGCTACAGGTTCTACATCAGGTACAACACCTGGCTTTTCAGGTGGTACAGTTGCAGCTCCTACAGACGGCACAGCAGTTACGTTTATCGAAGCAGACTTAAAGTCAGCTTTACAATTAGCTTGGACAGACGGTGGCGAGCCATCAACAATCCTTATGTCAGCAACTAACAAATCACGTTTCTCTGGTTTTAGTGGTATTGCTACTAAGTTTGTAGACGTACAATCTAAAACACAAGCAACTATTACTGGTGCAGCAGACGTTTATGTTTCTGACTTCGGTAACCACACTGTGAAACTTGACCGTTTCATGCGTGATGCAGCAGTTCTTTGTATTGACCCAGGCTATGTTGGTTTAGCTTCACTCAGACCTTTAAGCAAAGAAGAACTTGCTAAAACTGGTGACTCAACTAAATATCTATTAACAGCAGAATATGCTTTAGTAGTTAATAATCCTGACGCACATGCAAAAGTGCAAAACACAGGTGCTTAGTAACTAGATGTGATATGATAGGGGGAGTTAATTCTCCCTCTATTATTTTTACTATGCCAATATTATTTGACCACAATAGCGTAACAGGTGTAAGTCAGTACTTTGACTACGACCCAGCTAAAGATACATACTACCTAACTAGCACACAAGATATTAGTGGCATGTTAGACGATATTAAAAAGTCCAGAGATAACCCTGAAGTTTGGAACAAAGGTGTTAAGCAAGAATGGGCGCACTTTGCTAGTATTCCACCTGTAGTGGAAATGCAGTTAAAGCAAAAGGGTATAGACATGTATAACCCTAACCAAACAAAAGAACTTATAAAAGAAATAAACGAAAACTATCCATATCTTAAGTTGACTACAAAGCGTGGCTAGTATGACTTGGAATTATAGAATAGTTAAACGAGCTTCTAAAGATGAGCCTGAATGTTATTACGCATTGAACGAAGTCTTTTATGAAAGCAAGACTAATCAACCTATGGCATTTAGTGATGCAGACACAATTATAGGTAACAGTCCTAAAGAAATTATAGAAGTATTAGAAATGATGTTAGCAGATGCTAAAAAAAACCAACCTGTATTAACAGAAGAAGACTTTGGATAAAGAAGAATTAAAGAAAGTTCAGTTAGCAATACATGACCTCATACAGAAAGAAGAGTATGACGTAGCATTACCTATTATTAACGAAGTCTTAATGGTATATCCTAATGATGCAGCTACACTAAACTTCTTAGGATACATCTGGTTAATGGGTGAAAAGCCTGCATTTGCATATCAGTTCTTTCGTAGAGCATTACAAGAACAACCAGGCAATAAAGCATTATGGACATCTCTAGGTCGTGCATGTCACGAAATGGATATGTTTGAAGATGCTATTAAATACTTCTTAAAGTCAGCAGAACTAGACCATAGCTATGCACTAGCTTATGCTAACGCTTCAGCTTCACTTGTTCAAATGTCAAGATGGGATGATGCAGAGAAGTCTGCAAAGATGGCTTTAGAATGTGACCCTAATGAATTAAACGCACAATTAAACCTAGCTCATAGTTACTTAGCTAAAGGTGAATGGGAAAAAGGTTGGGCAGAATGGAACAAGTCACTAGGTGGTAAGTTCCGTAAAGAATTATCTTATGGTGACGAAGTAAGATGGGATGGCTCATTTGGTAAAGACCTAGTTATATATGGCGAACAAGGTTTAGGTGATGAGATATTCTACGCTTCATGTATACCAGACGCTATAGACATTAGTAAGCAAGTCTACATAGACTGTGATGAAAGATTAGAAACATTATTTAAACGTAGTTTCCCTAAAGCAATTGTTCATGGGACACGTAAAGCAACCGAAGTGGAGTGGACAAATGACATTACAATTGATGCAAGATGTGCTATTGGTGGCTTACCCCAGTTTTTCAGACCAACGAGCAAATCTTTTCCTGGGACTCCTTTTTTAGTACCTGATAAAGATAAAGTTGAGATGTGGAAAGCCATGTTTAAATCATGGGGTAAAACAGTCATAGGCATTACGACTAAAGGTGGTACGTTTAGAACTAACTCTAAAGGTCGTGTTCTTACAGAAGATGACTTACAACCACTACTAAGACGTAAAGACATACAGTTAGTTAGCTTAGACTATAGTGTAGAGAATAAAATTGAAGGTGTTAAGTACTTAGAATTAGCATCTGACGCAAAAGATTATGATGACACAGCAGCTCTCATAGGAGCTTGCGATATGGTTTTAGGGGTCAATACTACAGCTTTACATTGTAGTGCTGCCATGGGCGTTAAAACATGGTGCTTAGTACCTAAATATCACCAATGGAGATATGCTCAAGTAAGTATGCCATGGTATAGACACATGAGACTTATTTACCAAGACGATAGAACATGGAAAGAAGTCATTGAACAGCTTAATCTCTAACGAATATAGAGACATGCAGGCAAAACTGCATGAGAACCCTGACTATGGGGTAGCCAGTACATTCTTTGCACCTATTGTTGATGATGTTATACAAATGTTTAACATTACAAGTTTATTAGACTACGGTGCAGGTAAATGTAGACTAAAAGATAGCATTAAGTCAGAAGTAACTTACACTCCCTATGAACCTAGTAATCCATTGTGGAGTCAAACACCAGAACCAAACGAATTTGTAACATGTATAGACGTTCTTGAACATATAGAACCTGAATTACTAAATAACGTACTAGATGATTTAAAAAGAGTAGTAGATAAATACGGACTATTTACAATACATACTGGTCCAGCAATGAAAATATTACCAGACGGTAGAAACGCACATCTTATACAACAACCTTTAGAGTGGTGGAATAAACATCTCAGCACTCGCTTTACTATAGTTAAACAAGTAAAGATAGATAATGGTTGTATCGTATTAGTTAAAAAACAATAAGGATTACGAATGGCA